GTCAAAAGATATAGATGCGACTCAGCGTGGTAATAGATTATATGACAGAGGTGAAAGAAGTTTCACTTCATTTAACAAAACAGTGCATGTCGATATGACATTGCTCTTAGATTTTGATGAGCTACCCCAGCACGTTAAACGCTACATAACCGTTAAGGCAGCAAGACGTTTTCAAGCGCGCTTTATGGGTTCAGAAACCTTAGCAGCCTTTACTGCTGAAGATGAGAGAGAAGCACTAATAGAATTTGAAAGAACCGAAGCTATTAACGAGGATAGTAACCTCCTTACAGATAGCTACGATACCTACAAAATAATTGCCAGAGGAACTCCTCGCAGAACTACAAGGTAAACAATCATGGGACTAGTATCTTCAAGCATACCTAACTTACTTAATGGTGTGAGCCAACAGCCAGCACCGTTACGCCAACCTACACAGGCTGAGATTCAAGAGAATGGATTATCTGATGTGGCTGATGGTTTGAAGAAAAGACCTCATACATCTTACAAAGGGCAACTGCCCCAGGTATTAGGGGACTTAGACAACGGGTTGATTCACCATTTTCAATGGCAAGGAAACACGTTTTGTTTTACAGCCTTTTATGACCCAGCCACTTCTAGCGTTGCATTAAAAATGACTGAGTCAGGGGAGGGTTATTCAGCCCCTATTAACCGCACAATCACTGGTCAAGCCTCCCAAACTTCAGGGGACTATCTTTACACTACTAACCCAAGGGAAGACCTACAGCTACTAGTGGATGATGATGGTGTCGTTATCTTAAATAAGTCTAAGACAGTCTCTGCCGCAGGTGCAAATTCTTCAGGGACTCTTAACGCACAATTATATAACTCTTTTAGTGATTTACCTGATGGTCAAGGGGCGAGTGCCGTAACGGGAAATACCTATAAAATTATTGGGGCAGCTACATCTGCATTTGATAGTTATTATGTTAAGGCTTTGTCTGCAAACACTTATGAAGAAACCCTTAGACCTGGCCAGCAGTTCAGTATTAACGCTAGTACGATGCCCCATGTACTAACACAGTCAGGTAATAACTGGGTTTTAAACACTGTTACTTGGGGCGCAAGGACTTGCGGTGACTCAGATACTACACCCTTACCTTCCTTTGTAGGAAATAAAATCAGTCAGGTATTTTACTTTAAAAATAGACTGGGGATACTAAGTGGCGAGAATATTATTTTCAGCGAGTCGGGAGACCCTTATGACTTCTTCCCTAAAACAGTAACAACAATTTTAGATGATGCTCCTATTGATGTAGCCCTAAAAGATACAGGCGGTAATGCCTTAAAACATGCCGTAGTATTTAATGATACCTTAACTTTATTTTCAAAAAGTAAGCAGTTTAAAGTAGATACTAATGGCCCACTAACACAACAAACAATCTCTGTAGTGCCTAGTACAGACTTTGAGTCTAACACGGCCATTGCTCCTGTAGGCGCGCAGAATGTACTTTACTTTACTGCGACTAGAAGTGGGCATTCTTCTATTAAAGAATACTTTATTGAAGCGGATACTGTTAGAAGTGATGCTGTAGAATTAACAGCGCACGTTCCTAAGTACATCCCTGCCGACTTAAAAGATTTAGTTACCTCTGAAAGTAATGATTTAATCATGGCTATAACTTACTCAGGTAGGTTTTTTGTTTATAAGTATTTTACAGATGGGGAGAAGAAACTACAGGCAAGTTGGTCAGAGTGGATATTCCCTTCAGTAAAAAAGGTGCTAAGTATATATTCTACAGGTGACTATCTTTACTTTGTAGCTGAACCATCAGACAGAAACTCTTCTGATAATGTTAATGGCATTGACTATTCTTCGTCTAGCAGTGACTTAGTAATTATGGTTATAGACTTTAGTCAGCCTTTAGATAGTGTACAGGCAACAGATACAGTTGGTAATATACAGACCTTTACTGCATTGCTTGATAACAAGTACACCCCTTCTAATGGAGATGTAACTTATTCAGCAAGTGATGACGAAACCAAGGTAGAGATTCCTGTCTCTTTACGCAACCCTGTAAATGCAGCCAACGCAGTAGTGATAGATAACACTACAGGTAAGCTATTAGATTTCGAGTGGTGGCTAGACCCTAACGGGCTTATAGACCCTTATAAGTATCTAGTGTTAAAAGGTCAGTACACACACGACCAGTTAACAATAGGCTACAAGTATGATTTCAAGTACCGCTTATCACCACAGTACGTAAGAGAGAATAATGGGGCGCAAGCCATCCAGTCAGGTCGCTTACAGTTAAAAAGCATGCGTGTGGGTTTCGAGGACACAGGATACTTTAAGGTAGAAGTAACGCCTAACAACAGGGCTACATCTAGTTATGAGTACACTGGCCAAGTTATCAACCAGATAGGCTCTACTGTAGGGCTACCAAGTTTATCTGACGGTACATTTAAGTTCCCCGTACTTTCTAAGAATGACAGTGTAACTGTAGAGATAAAGTCAGACAGTTTCCTACCGTGTACCTTCCAGACTATTGAATGGGAAGGTTTCTACACCATATTGTCTAAGAGGATATAATGTTAGAAATAGTTGATGCACTACCTAGTGATGCTATTGAGTTAGCATCGCAGTTAAGACCCATAGATAAACTAGAAGTTGAAGCTACAGGTAACACACCTGAAGAGAGTTTAACTAATAGTTTTAACTTACCTAAATCTAAAGTTTACTCAGGAGTAGATTCTGATAGAAAAGTGGTCTTTATGTGTGGTGTGTCACAGTGTCCTAACAACCCTAAGAATGGTGTTATCTGGATGCTTACTTCTGAGTTAGCTAAAGAACATAAAAGGTCAATACTAATACTAAGTAAGCCCACAATAGAAGACTTATCTGAAGGCTTTAATAATGTATATAACTTAATACACAAGGATAATAAAAATAGTATTAGGTGGTTAGAGTGGTGTGGGTTTGAGGTAGTAAAAAACAGAACATATAAATTAGGTGGAGAAGACTTTTACCTACTGATGAAGAGGATAGAACAATGAGTGCATTTAGTGGCTTAATGATGGGAATGAACTTTGGCTCACAGTATGGGGCAGCATCGAGCAACTACGAGATGACAAAGTTGCAGAACGAGATGCGTACTGAGTCAGCTAAAGATGCCATGGACTTGGACAGGGAAATCCTCACCAGAAGAAGGAAAGAAGAGTCCAGAGCCTATGTACAATCTAATATCGACCTACAACGCAGAGCATTAGAAGCTGAGTCAAGAGCTAATGTGTCTATGGGTGAGGCAGGTATTGAGGGGTTGTCTGTAGATAACGTCAAGTCAGCCATACGCAGACAAGAAGGGCAGACTAGACAACGCCAGAAGGAAACATTCGATAGCAAGATGGACACTATTGATGATTCATTTGAAAGGTCACTACAGACTATGTTGGCTCGTATGCAAGGTTTAACACCCCCTGCACAGCCTAATCTGTTAGCTATAGCATCCCAGAGCTTTGCTCCTGCAATAGACTCTAAGATGGCTGATTCTTTTGATGGTTGGTTTGATAAAACATTCAGTAGTACAGGTGCGGAGGGTACACCATCATGAGCAAAGGACATATGCAGGATTTACAGGGATTTCGCACAATCTCTAGCCCCTCAGCTTCCCCAGTGGATGCCTATGGTGGTGGCGTTAATGCGCCTAAAGTATCGGCTGCTGACCAACTGGCTTCAGCCTTTGGTACTGTCAGTAAGTATGGGCAGAAAGCTGCTGCACAGGCACAAGTTGAAGATGAGAAGCTGCGCCAAGCTGAGGCACAGGCTTTTATCAATCGTTATAAGGCTGAAGAAGACGGGGACATCCTCACTGCAATTAAAGCAGGGGAGTTGTACCCACAGGTTTCTCAGGCCTTTCTAGCGCAAGCTATTGAAAAGAAATACAACTATGAAACGCAGACAAGCTACTTAGAAATCTTTAGCAAGCTAGATGATGATATAGTGCTTGATGACGTTAAGTTACATGCTTTCTTGGGTTCAGAAGAAGATAAGCTTAGAGAGAAATATAAAGATAATCCTTTCCTTTTATCAGGTGCGCTACAGGGCTTTAGAGAAGCTAAATCTGAAAAGATGCCAGGTATATTAGGCAGACAAGCTCAAGCTACTAGAGACATAGATACGACTAATATTAACAACTTTTCTATCTTAACACTTGATAAGTATAACTTAGAAACAGAAGAGGGTTTTAACTCTGCTGTGGAAGCCTTTGCAGTGGATTTAGATAATAGTATTAATACTTCTATCAACGAAAACTCTGTAGTTAATCAAACCTATGTAGATGCAGTAATTAAGTATGCTACTGATAACCCCCTATCAGGCGCACATAATTTACTTAAAGATAAAAAGTTAAAGTACCTCTACACAAACACTACTAAAGCTAAGTTAGCTAACTTCATGCAGGTTCTTCCTGCGCTATCCCAGAAAGCCTTACAAAACAAAGCTGCTATTAAGGCAGAGAATGATGAAAGAATTATTGCCCAAGGTAAGGCAAAGATGCAGCAGTTAGCCCTAAATGAAGATAGGGCTGGGATTCTAAAAGCTATGGGGAATGCTAATTCTTTACAGGGGACAAACCCTGAAGTTGCTGTTGCTTTGTTTGAAGTTGGAGAGAGCCTTCTCAACAATACATACATCTTAGCGGAGTCAAGTAAAAAGGCTAAACAGGCTCTTGATTCTGACTTAGTAGCTATGGCTATCAAAGGAGAGTTGGATAGAGAAAGTGCCAACATGATGATTGATGGCGCAGAGCTGCGTGAGACTGAGAAAGATGCGCTAAGAGGAAACCTAGACAGAATACTCTCTGGTAACGACCTAATAGCTGCCTCAAAGCACAGCACAGAGTTTAACGACAGAGTAGGTGATGAGGCACAGCTTATTGATGAATCTATTGCGAACATAGGGGGAAAGATTGAAGGCCGTTCTTTGAGGTCAAGAATCAGAGATATTTGGGATGACACAGTGTTTGACTTAATACAAAACTATGCCATTGAAAACGATAAGGCTCCTGAAGGGACAGCCTTAAGAGTGATTTATGACCAAGCCGAAGATATTACTGAAAAGCGTATGGCTAAGATTAGAGGCTTAACACCTCCTCCACAGCCCCCTAAAGAAGAGCCTAAGCCTCAGCCTGTAGCTCCTAATGCGCCTCAAGCGGGGGAAATTAGAACAGCATCCGATGGGACTAAAGCTCGCTTTCTAGGCGGTGACCCAGAAGATGATAATAACTATGAGATAATTACTGGAGAGCCAAAGCCTCAAGAAGAAACCTCAGGTGCAGGATTAGAAGAGGTTATTGAACAGGTAATGTCTACACTTACAGATTAAATAGGTAATAAATATGGGTAAGTTTTATGATGCTTCAAGTGAGCAAGAAGAGACAAAGCCTCTAGGAAGATTTGGTTCAGCTTCATTAGAAGCAAAAGCACAAACCCCAGCCCCATTAAATGTTGCTACAGAAGACACTGACGTAACGCTTTATGACGATGACTTGATTAATGATGTGAACTTCCAGAAAGCATCTGAAGTTATCTACAACATGAATAACAGTGTTGATGCTGAACGCCTGGAGTCACCAGAAGAGTACGCACAGTACGGTATCGAGACAATGGGGTGGTTCAACTGGAACATCCCTAGAATGTCTTTTGATGCTGCGCGTATCTCTGGGGCTACTGATGAGCAGAAGCAGTCCTTTCTATACATGATGGAATCCTATGATGAGTTAGGGATGTCTTGGAATGGGACAAAGCGTTTTATTAAAGGTGCGGTTACAGACCCTACCAACCTGATTGGACTAGGAACATTTGGTATCGGGTTAGCAGGTAAAGAAGGTGTTAAACAAGCCAGTAAGCAAGGCATCAAGGAACTGCTAAAACAGTCTACTAGAGGCGGTGTTATTCTAGGGACTGAGGCCGCTTTCTACTCAGGTGTGGATGATGTTGCTAGACAGGTAGTTGAGACTTCTGTATCTGGAGAGGACATTGACTTAGGCAGGACGGCTCAATCTATGGGCATTGGTTTTGGCTTTGGGTTTGGCTTAGGTACTGGGGCTGAAGCTGTAGTTAAGAAGTTTAAAGGCAAGGCTTCTAAAGAAGTAGAAGAGGCTATTGACGAAGAGAAGATGATTGATGAGCTTCCTGAGTTGGAAGATGCCCCTGTAGAAGAAATTATAAAAGCTAAACCTATAGATACTAGAGGGCAAGGGCAACAATACCATGGTACATCTACAGAGTTAGGTGAGTTTGGTGAAGGACATGATTACTACTCTAGCATGAACATTTATGGACAGGGGTTCTACACCACTGATGCTTTAGATGTTGCAGGTGGGTACAGTAAAAAAGGCAAAGGCGGTAACCCTACTAAGTACAAAGTTATCAAGACCAATGAAGCTAATTTATATGACCTTGATAAGCCTTTAGATAACGAAGCCTTAGAGTTGTTAAGTGAGTCCACTGAGTTTGGGGCTGACTGGCTAGAAGATATGGCTCCTAACCCTACAGTTCGGGATGCCTTTGATGAGCTAAGAGATTGGTCTGCTGGTGAGGGAATACCTGCTGATGAAGTACAAGAGATGTTTGATAGCTTCAGGTACTTATTGGAGCAAAAGGGTTTCCAAGGTTACACCCATAGAGGTGGAGGGTTTACAAATACAAACTCTCATAGAGTAGAAATCTTTTGGAACCCTAAAGACCATGTACGTTTAGAGAAGATAGAGGATGCTCCAGTAGTCCCTAAAGAGACTGCGACACCTCCAGCTCAAAAGATTCGCAAAGACCTTGATGCTGTAATCAAAGCGATTAAGCGTACAGTTCCTAGAGGCAAAGCTGCTGCGATACGTCCTGATGGCACTCAAAGTACAAAAGAACTCCTGAAAGCTGTAGAGCCGTTTAAGGCTATGATAAGGGAAGCATCTAGGAATAACCCTGCGGGAGAAAGCCCCCAAGAATTTGCAGATTACCTAATGAGTCAAAGACTTACTGATGGTGAGGGGGAGTTTCTTGAAGTAGCCGTAAGCCAGACAGTAGGTGTACTTAAGACTAAAGTTAGCAACCTTAGACTTAAACAGAAGCAGTTAGACGGTGAGGAAGCAAAAGCAATAAGCGACCAGATAGATGAGCTAGAAGATGTAATAGCACCGCTAGACACCCTTGACACAGCTATGTCTACTGTTGTTGCACAACGTCAAAGAATGCGCCAAGAAGGTATAAACACTGGCGAGCTTAGAGGTACAACCATTAAGTCTTTGATGGAGCGTTCTGGTCTAAGCCGTAGTGAGGCTGAGAAAGAGTTTGATTCTATCTTCAATGCTACCATTAAGAAGAAAAATAATACTAAGGAAATGAGAGCCTTAAACATAGCTATAGAGAAAGCTAATAAAGACGGAAATGTTGCTGAGTTTATTAAACTTAAAAAGCAAAAAGAAGTTAAGGAAGCTGAGGCTCTATCTGATGCGCTTAAGAAAGAAGGTAACCCACTTTACAACGCCTTAAATAAAATACTTAAGCCTGTCAATGAGGTGATGATTGGTTTCGTATTTTCACCAGCTACCTTGATTGTAAACACAGTACCTTCACTAGCTAAGACAATTTATAAGCCATTACTAAACAACGTAATGACTGACGGTCTTTCAGCTACAGCAAGAAGAAAGATTGTTGCTGAGTATTCGTCTATGTGGGCGATGAAAGGTGCTGCCCTGAAGATGGCTAAAGCTGCATGGCGTTATGAGAAGTCTATCCTTACTGGTGACTCTGCGCGTTTCTTAGAGAACTACAACACTATCCCTAAAAAGTATGGGGTAAATGTCACAGGTAAAGACGGTACTGTCAGAACCTTTGATGCAGCAGGTAGTTTTGTCCGTTTCTTCCCTAGAGCATTGTTAGCTCAGGATGCTTTATTTGAAGCCCTACACTACAGAGGTTACACAGTAGGTAATGCGACAGGTAAGGCAATGGAAGACGGGCTTGCAAGAGGCCTCAAGGGAGATGAGTTAGATACGTTTGTTAAGGCAGAAACACAAAAAGCCTTAGATAAAGCCTATGCACCTGAAGAGAATGCTATCGACATCCTTATGCAAGATGGTATCTCAAGAGGACTAAAGGGTAAGAAGCTAGAGAACTTTATTCATAAAGAGCTAGAGACTAACCCAGAAGTATTCACAAAAGCTACTGACCAGAACGGGCGTGATTACGTTCAGGATATTCTTTTCAAAAGAGATTTCTCTGGACAAAGCACAGTGTCTACTCTGGCTAAGGGCTATGAGCGTGTGGTGAATAACAACCCGATATTAAGAACTATGGGACAGTTGTTCTTCCGTACGCCTGTGCGTGTATTTGAGGAAGGGTTGCGCTTAACTCCTGGAGTAAACTTAATAAGCCCAGGTTTCTATAGAGACCTGACAGGTGAGCGAGGAGCGATGCGCCAAGCTAGAGCGCAGGGCGAAGCCTTGATGTCTTATGCTATAGGTGCATCTGTAATGTCTCTATATGCAACAGGTAACTTAACTGGGGCTATGGGACAGAACTATAAGCAGACTCGCCAAGGTGAGAACGCAGGTTTAGAGCCATATACAATTAAGTTTAGTGATGGCAGTACATTCAACTATCGTAACTTTGACCCGTTCTCTACTCCGATTAAGATTATAGTTAATGCCTTAGAGAAAGCTGAGACACTGGCTTATCGAGCAGAGCAAGGTGAATCTATAGATAAAGCAGAGTTTGAGAAAGCCCGTGGTTATGTAGCTGTAGGTTTAGGCTCAATCTTCCAATCTATCAGAGATGCAAACCTAGCCTCTGGTGTGGACTCAGCTATTGATTTTATTGAAGACGTAACTGACCCAGAAGGCTCAGACCAGTTAATTAAGTTCTTTGGCAGAAAGGCACAGACGTTCCTTCCCAATACTTACTACAAGGCTCAGATGATGGATAACCCTGTACTGGGTGACCCTGTTACGATAGAGCAGTTCTGGAAACAGCGTATCAATCCTACTGACCCCTTAGTGCCTAAGCAGTACACCGCTTTTGGTAGACCCCGCACTGACTCTAACGCTGCTGCTAAAATGTATTACTTTAGTACAGCTTCAGAAGAAGACCGTCAGCGTGGTAAGTCTAACAAGGAGTTTGAGGCTGAACAGTTCTTATATGAGATGGCACAGGTTGGTGATACACACTTTACTGCTCCCTATAAGATGCCTAAGTACATGGGTGATATAGACCTTAGAAAACAACTAACTAAGGATGGTGTTGAGTCTTACTATGACCGATGGATGCGGTACACGCTTGAACAAGAAATAGGGGGGCAAACCATAGTTGATGTTGTCCATAGACTAAGAGATTTACCTATGGGTACAGCATCTACACCTGGGGTAGCTGAAACACAAACTAAGAAATACTTAAATAAATGGAGAGAGGCTGCTTTCGTCACGTTACTGCAAGAAGAGGGGAACCTCATCCCACAACGTAGAAGCGTACTTGAGCGCGAAGCTAAAGCTAAGTCAGGCCAACGCTCTTCAGACAACATAATGTTTAACATTGGGAATTAATAACTATGCCTTATGCAAATAATAAGTACACAGCAGACGGGAGTACGGCCACGTTTAGTGTGGCCTTTCCGTATTTATCAGAGGGAGATTTAGTTGTATCAGTTGATGGTGTAGTTAAAACATTAACGACTGACTACACCGTCCCCTCCACAAGCCAGATAACCTTCAACACACCCCCTGCAAATGGAACTGTTGTAGAGCTAAAGCGAAGCTCTAACCAGTCAGCACGACTTGTAGACTACACAGCAGGGGCAATCTTTAAGGAGTCTGACCTAGACACCGATGGTCTCCAGACATTCTACATGGCACAGGAAGCTATTGATGCGACTGAAGATGCGCTAAGGGTTAACAGTATTAACAAATATAATGCTGGTGCTAGGGTGATTACTAACCTGGCTGACCCTGTAGATTTGACTGATGCAGTTAGCTTAGGATTCATTAGTCCTAACTTAACTAACATCGGTACAGTCGCAGGTATCGCTGGGGATGTTACTACAGTGGCAGGAAACTCTGCTGACGTATCTAGCGTGGCAGCAAATGCTTCTAACATAAATGCTGTACAAGCTAATTCAGCTAACATCAATTCTGCTGTAAGCAATGCTTCTAACATTAACTCTGCGGTAAGTAACGCAACTAATATTAACACAGTAGCGACTAATGTTGCTGATGTTAATACAGTTGCTACAAGTATTGCTGATGTAAACAAGTATGCAGATACTTACTTCACAGGCGGCACAGCCCCCTCTAGTCCCACTGTAGGTGACCTATGGTTCGACACTACAGTACAGGTGCTTAAGGTTTACACCAGTGGTGGTTGGCAACATGCTTCATCAGCTATATCAACTTCTTCTAATCGCCTCAGCTACACTGTAGGAACAAACTCAGGGACATACACTTCAGGGTCATTAACAACTTTCCCTGTGTCTTATGATTCAGGGTTTATTGATGTGTACCTGAACGGTGTTAAGTTGATTAATGTAACAGACTTCACAGCCACTAACGGCACTGAGGTAGTATTAGTTACGGCTGCAACGGCAGGTGATGTTGTAGACTTTGTTGCGTATGGTAACCAGATACTTACTGATGTAACTACTCTGTCACCGTATGCTACTCAGATAGGCACACTAGCTACCAACATTAGTGACATCAATACTACAGCGACTAACATAAGTAATGTAAACGCAGTAGGTGGGGACATAGCCAATGTAAATGCTGTAGCTTCAGATGCAACTGATATAGGAACAGTAGCTACTAACATTAGTGACGTTAACACAGTTGCCACTAATATAAACAATGTTAACGCAGTAGGTACATCTATAGGAAATGTTAATGCGGTGGCTGGGGATGCAACTAACATTGGAACTGTTGCTACTAACATTAGCAGTGTTAACTCTCTAGCCCCTAGCGCAAGTAGTATCAATACAGTGGCTAACGATATAGCTAATGTAAATTCTGTGGCTGGGGATGCAACTGATATTGGCACAGTAGCTACTAGCATCAGTTCAGTAAACACTGTAGCGAATAACGTAAGTGATGTTAATACTGTAGCAACTAACATGTCTGATGTAACTGCTGTAGCGGCAGATGCAACCGACATCGGAACCGTATCGGCTAACGTAAGTGATGTTAATGCAGTTGTTACTAACATGGCTAATGTAAATACTGTAGCAGGGGACTCCTCAAACATTAGTACAGTAGCCACTAATATTAGCGATGTTAATACAGTTGCTACTAGTATTACTGACGTAACTGCTGTAGCTGCTGATGCCTCTGACATTGGAACTGTTGCGGCTAGCATTAGCAGTGTTAATAACTGTTCGGGGAATCTAAGTAGTATTATTAATGTTGCAAATAACGGAACTAACATCACTACAGTTGCCAATGACATAGCTAACATTAACTCCATTGCTAACCCTAACCCAGTTCTTTTCACAACATTTTCAGATGTGATTGGCTACTCAACATTTGCTAATGGCCCCACTATCAACAGTGAATGGACAACTAGCGGGACTGTAGGGACTGGCTACGGGGCTTTATCTTTAGGGGGTTTGGCTTCAGTAACAAGAGCCGTAACGGTGGTTCCTGGGGCTAAAATGGCTTTGTTGGTAAATTGCTATAGCAACCACTCTGTACTAATTAATATAGGGACAACTGCAGGGGGGTCTAACGTTTACGCTTCTAACCATAGCGTAGATACTTGGGTTGAGATTACTATACCGTCAGGCGTGACCACAGTTTATCTAAAAATTAAGAATCCCTCTTCCTCATACACAAGGAGGTTTTCAGCGATAGGACTGTATAACACGGAGTTTGATAGTGATTACACTATTAGACAGGTTTTATTTGATAAAAGCAGCGGCTATTATATAAGTCTGGCAGCCGAAACTACACATTTCAGTGTGCAGACCAAAGATAGTAATACTAGCTATATGTTACCTACTACTTCTAATAATGTACATTTCATTCCCACAGACCCAGCTGGCACTAAAGACATCCATATTATTGCGGAGAAACCATCATGATATTTATTACTAAAGGTTCACCTCGCCTAAAAGGAGGCTCCGTTGAGTCTGTCACTCAGCACTACATTGATTCTGAGTGGCCTCAATGGATGAGAGAGCGTTCTATCCGTAAGAATGACGGTGAGTTCAACACTTACATGGAACAGTGGGAAGCTGATACAGAGGTAAACAGAGTCAACGAATTGTTTAACATTCAGTTAGATATATATCGCAAGACTCTGGTTGCTCTTGAAGATACCTCTATTGATGACGAACTACGTGCTTATCACCAGAGTTTTATTGATAAGACACCAGCAGAAGTCGTTGAGTTTTATAATTCAGAAGCAGGGGGTGAATAATGTCCAGAGCAAGAGATTTAGCAGATATATGGAATCAAGGACAGCTTGTTGACATAACATCGTCATTTACTAGGGACTCTGCGTGGGTTAAATCAGGAACTGAAAGGGTTTTACACAACCCGTCAAACGGTTTGGTCTTCTATAACTTAGGCCTCTATATAACAGGGACAGTTTATGGTGCCGGTGGAAATGCTTCGGTTTGGGATTTACCTGTGGACAATGATGTTATGTACACAATTGCTTCAGCTTACCGCCCGTCCGAGCAGTTCATTACAAATACAAGTAGTAGTGGCCTCACCAGACCTTTCGAAGGGGCTAATGCTGTCGTGTTTAATACTAATGGGGATGTGACGATAAGTGAGCCTCTTAACCAGGGTAGCTCAGACCCTAACTTCAGAGTCTACATAAACGGTTGGTACAAAATTTAACTATAGGACACTTTATTATGTCAAAAGATTCATGGTACTTAAACAAGAGTGTCCCTGTAACATTTGTGTTTGCCTTAGCGACTCAAGCCATAGCACTCGTATGGTTTTTTGCTGAGTTAGACTCAGGTATTGCAGCCAACAATAAACAAGTAACACAGCATGAAACACGGTTAGCACAGCTAGAGAATCTCGTACAAGGACAGGCGGTTTCTCTAGCTAGGATAGATGCTAACATTAGCCACATCAGGGCTACTGTAGACCGTGTGTTAAGCGAGAGGCCACCCAGGTAATGCCTTGGGTACTACTCCTATTCTTCATTTCTAGTTTATCCTACGCAACAAATTCACAGGAAGGCTCCCTCAATAGTTTCACAGGAGAGGGGGCTACTGTGTCTTCTAACAATAACACCACAGATACATCAACATCGAATACCTACAACGGTGCTGGGTCATCCAGTGAGATACCTGTAGGTTCAGCGATAAGTCCATCTTACATGAGTAACGGTATGGACACTTGTCTCAAAGGAACTGGAGGTTCCTTACAGACTGTGGGCGTAGGGTTCTCTAGTGGTGGCTACGAGATTGACCCTAACTGTGACAGGCGCAGGGATGCAAAACTGTTATCAGACTTAGGTATGAAGGTGAGTGCAGTGGCTAGGTTATGCCAGTCGCTTGACGTATGGAAGGCCATGTTTATCTCTGGCACACCATGCCCCATCTTATCTAATGGTAAACTTGTAGTTGGCAAAAGAGCATTCTTAGTAATGAAGAGACAACCAGAAACATACATTCCAGATTACAGTAAGAAAACTAAAGACTGGTACAACACTTTACTTAACATAGGCGGGGGAGAAGCTACAGATGAAGAAGATGATAATACCTCTATTAGTGCTAAGTTCCGTAGCTCACTCAGATGAATACGATGCGCTCCTAGAATCTAGCCAAGCCATAGTAGACCAGATTACACAAGGGGTCTTACTAGTAGGTGCAGCTACAGAATATTCCTACCAAGGAGATGCCCTATCATCAGGGAACCTCTCAGACACCGCTCACATCTCTTCTGAGCAACTTCAGGCTTACAATGATGCACTCTATGGCATGAACACTTATTTGCCTTACGGGGACATACAGGAGGTTCTAGAGGGTAAGGCGGTGGCTGAACTAGAGTTAATGGACAATGCCATCGAGACCTTCACCGAAGTTGTGGTGGACATGATAGCTGTACAGCAGGTGGCTGAGATTGCCTCTGAAGCACAGACTCCACAGGAAGAAGCTGAGGTACAAGAGTTTGTTACAGCTAATGTAGAAGTGCTTACTATCGACCAAGAAGAAGTAGACACATACAACCAGGCTGTGGATGACATCGAGACACACGCTGGAAATGCTTCTGCGTTCCTAGCAGTTGCAGGGAATGAGCAAGCTGTAGAGTTCCTAGAGCAAGGCATCGAGAACGCTAACACAACCGCAGAGCAGACTAACATCTTCTATGATGCAAATGCTCAGTGGGTA